AAATAGTTTTGATAATCGTAAAGCAGATGCTGTGTTCATAACTCTTTCTCCTTTTGCATTATCCATGCTTCTATAATTGATTTCATCATAGATGAAGGAATCTGTAATTCATTCATAATATTAGTTGCTTCTCTATCAAGCATTGCATCTAATTCTGGAAATACTTCTTCACATAACTTGTCTCGTATTATATCATTTTCCATATACATTTCCTTTTTCAGCAAAATACAATAGCTTGTCTATTTTTTCTAAAGTTGGTATCATAACATTGGTTAATCTTGTTATGATAGGATCTTTAATTTCATTGCAATTTATTTCATCTTCTAAATCGTCACGTAATTGCATTAGATTATGTAATTCATTACGTGCTTCTGCTAATAAGTCATTTACTGTTGCTACTAGATTATTATCTTTTGATAGATTTGTAAATAATGTTGGCATAATATTTCCTTTATGATTTTTTTGATTCGACATATTGTGATATATCGTTTTCAATTTGTTCATTTTGTGTTAGCATAAGATCATGTTTCCATGTACCTGTAACGGTGGCTATTTCAAAGCAATCAGGACAATACTCTACATCCTGAAATGTATATATTTCTTCTCCTGTAAAAGGATGTGTTGTCCTTGATTTTACTTCTTGCCATTGTAATGTTGTATTTGGATGATGTTTGCAAACCATTACTAACTCCTTTGTTTTATTTAGCATAAATAAAGGAAGCAGTTATAACTACATATTCTTTATAAATCCCCTTTTGTACGGTCTATAATATAGTTTTGTTGCTTAGTACTTCCTAGTAATATGTTATAATTATACTTCTTATTGGTGGGTAGATTGTTGTACTTTTACCCCACAGTGCTTGTTGCTTCTGTTTTGAAAAAACTTTAGTTTCATTACTTATAATAAAGCAGGGTGCGAAGCACACCTTTTAGTAAAAAAAGGCTACTCAGGATGTCCCAAGTAGCCTCTATTTGTTATGATGCTTTTAATGGTCTAGCAATCATGTACCGTACTGCTGTACCCTCTTTAGACAGTTTTTCTGTCTCGTCTAGTATTCTTAGTCCGTTAGGTATTAGCTCAGTTTCAATAAGATGGTCAAGTTCTTTAGCACCATCTTCTGTGCATTTTACCCAAATGTTGAAGAACACATTATCATCAGAACAGTCTACAATGTCTTTTACTGATCTAACGTTGTCGTTAATCCATTGTCCGTCTTTATTTTGTTTTGATGATTGAAACCATGTATCCTGTGACTTTGATGTCTTTGATACTTTGTTTCTTATTGTGTGTAGTATTTCTTTTAGTTGTTTCATTTGAAACTCCATGTTTGTTATTTGGTTAGTTAATGGCTAGAATAGCCAAAGATTAAGGAAGCTATCCCTTAATTTTTTTTAAGTTTATCATAATGTCTTTCAATATCTTCCCATTTCCAGTTTTCATCATTTTGTATGTACCATTTCATTTCTTTTAATAATTCTGTATTTACTATTGATTCTCTTTCAATGTGTGGCTTTTGGTTTGGATATGTATGAATGCTTTTAACATCCTTACATTTATCGCATACATGTTTATGACCATTTTGTTCATGATGGTTATATTCTTTTATTTTTTTGTCTTTGAATATTTTTATCCATCCAAATAAATAAGTTTTTACTAATACTGGCTTTACTTTTTCTTCTACTGTATCAATTGTAAGATCTATGTATTTAGTACAAGTTGCGAAAGATGATTTGCCTAATAATGTGCAAACGAAACATGCTATCATTGTTTACTCCTTTGGTTAGTTAAATTTTACAAGGCGAGGGTTGACTTAGTATAAAGCCTGATTCCAACTCCGTTTCATTCGTAGGTCTACTCTTATAGAATGGGAACAGAATGGTGTCCGTGCGTTAAACAGCCTATAACTAGTATGTCTCTATACACACCAACCCTTTGATTCTTCGACTTGCCGAGTCTAGCCTTGTTTTCTATGTAGTTTTTCGATGAAGGAAAACACCCTTTTGGTAAAAAGTCCCTTACTGTGTAACGGTCTTTTTGCATTGGGCAAAACCTTAGAGTCTAATTTACATGTATTATAGACTCATTTGTTAAGTGAAAGAGTTCCTGATAGGTACTGCTCATTATACGCACTGATGTGAGCAGATTACTGTGCGACCTTCAAGCCGTTTACTCTTTCATAAATTAAGGAAACTATATTAGTAAGTGATCTATAGTTATCTGACTCCAAAGAGAAGCCAGATAACTAAGCTGATACCCATAATTACAGATGTAGCAAGAAAGCTACATACTATAATGATGACTGCATTATGCAACAGATTCATTAGTTTTACCATGATGTTGCATCCTTGCTTTGATGTTAGTAATAGTATATCTAACTAGATCTTGTGGCATATTATTATCTAGTTCTGATTTGATTTGTTTACCTGTATGGTAACATTTTTCAACTGCAATTGCTGTAGCTCCCAATGTGAACCAGCCAACAAATGCTAACGTATCTTTAGCTTTATCCATTTGTCACTCCTACTTGCTGTTTTAAACTTCTAACTAAACTATGCAATGACAAGATTGCCGTTGGTAAAGAACCATATTT